TCGTTCTTCGGCGGCACGTCGCTCCTCATCATCGTCGGCGTGGCGCTCGATACGCTGCGCATCATGGAGTCGCACCTCCTCGTTCGCAAGTACGAGGGCTTCCTGTCCCACGGCACGCTCCGTGGTCGCGGAGGAATGTGATTAGCATAAGAAAGATTCTGTCCCACGATTGCGGGCCGTTCTGGCAGTTCGTCAAGTACGGCGCAATCGGGGTGATGGCGACCCTCGTGCAAACGGGGGTTTTCTATATACTGGCGTCGACGTGCTTTCCGTGCCTTACTGCGGATGACGTGGCGGTGAAGCTGCTGGGTCTGATGGACTATGGACGGTTGTATGTGCGGGAGGTGGAGGACAGCTTCACCGGCGAAACGCGCCATTCCTACGGCTTCTGTACCACGTCTCTGACCCGCCCGGTGATCCTCAGCGAGCTGATCCGGGTGCTGCGGGACCACACGGAACTGGTCTGCCATCGGGAAACACTGGAGGAAATGCTCTCCTTTGTGCGTAACAGCCAGCTCCGCCCGGAGGCGGCTCCCGGCACCCACGATGACTGCGTGATGGCGCTGGCCATTGCCCACTACATCCGGCCGCAGCAGTCCATGCACCGGGAACTGAACCGTCAGAGCGCCTCGGATCGCTGGACGGAGGATATGTGGCAGGACTACCGCTCCTCTGACCCGGAGGGACGGGCCTATCTGATGGAAAAATGGGGTGCGGTCTGATGCACCCGGAAAGGAATGCGAATGAAGGAAGAAAGGCTGCGGTACTGGCAGGAATGGCTTTCCCGCAATGACGGCGCCGCCGCCCCGGAAGCCGGACGGATGGACCGGCGGGAGGCGCTGTACCGGGGTGAGCACAATACGCTGGAGCCGCTGACCGAGCAGGAACGGCGCAGAGGCGGTCTGCGAAAGACCGGCCATATGCGGAACATCGTAGCGGAGAACATCGAAAGCATGATCTCCGCTTCCATCCCCCGTCCCAAGGTGTCCGCCCGGTATCCGGAGGATGAATGGCGGGCAAGGCTGCTGGAGGACCTGCTCCGCAGCGAAATGGATAGGCTGCCCATGGAGGAGCTGAACGACATGATGGAGCGGACGGTTCCCATTCAGGGCGGCGCTTACTGGCTGGTGGAATGGGACAACAGCCGCCGCTCCGGCAACAGCGTGGGCGAGGTGGTGGTACAGGGTCTGCATCCCAGGCAGGTGGTGCCCCAGGACGGCATCGTTACCGCCGTGGAGGACATGGACGCCATCGTGCTCAAGCTGCCCCAGACCCGGGGCAGCATCCTCCGCCGCTTCGGAAAGGATGTTTCCGGGGAAACGGAGGCGGAGCCGGAGGTGCGGGGAACCGATGCGTCCGGGCCGGTTGAGGAGCTTGTGACCCGCTATGTGGCCTACTATCGCAATGAGCGGGGCGGCATCGGACGCTTCAGCTGGTGCGGCGACACGGTGCTGGAGGACATGGAGGATTATCAGCGGCGGCAGGTGCGGGTCTGTGCCCAGTGCGGCGCGGCGGCCGCGGATGATGTGCCCTGCAGCGAGTGCGGAAGCCTGAAACGCCGCTGGCAGACGCAGGATTACGAGGAAATCTGGACGGAGAAACGCACACCCAACGGTACGGTGATTCCCGGCGCACATCGGGAAACGGACGGCAACGGGAAGGTGCATTGGGTGCCTACCCGGATCCCGTTCTACCAGCCGGATGTGTATCCCCTGTTCCTGCAGCGGAACATCAGCGTATTCGGCAGGCTGCTGGGGGACAGCGATGTGGACAAGATCGCTGACCAGCAGAACACCATCAACCGCATGGAGCAGAAGATCATCGACCGTCTGGTGAAGGCGGGGACCCGCATCACTCTGCCGGACCGGGCGGACTTCCGGGTGGACCCGGAGGACGGGGAGAAGTGGTATGTGGGCTCCGCGGCGGACAAAAATCTCATCGGCGTCTATGACTTTTCCGGCGACCTGCACTATGAGATGAGCTATCTCCGGCAGGTCTACGAGGAGGCGCGGCAGCTTCTGGGGATCACGGATTCCTTTCAGGGGCGCAGCGATGACAGCGCCCAGAGCGCCGTGGCCAAGCAGTTCGCGGCGGCGCAGTCCGCAGGGCGGCTGGAATCCAAGCGTGTGCTGAAGGAAGCGGCCTATGCCCAGCTGTTTCGGCGCATTGCCCAGATGCAGCTGGCTTACGCGGATGAGCCAAGGCCGGTGAATCTGGGGTCCGGCAGAGGGTATGCCTCCTTTGACCGGTATGATTTTCTGGAGCAGGATGAAAACGGAGACTGGCATTGGATTCTGGACCGGTTTCAGTTTTCCTGTGATACGGCGGTGCCGTCGGCAGGCAGTCGGCAGCAGCTCTGGGACAGCACAACGGCGCATCTGCGCTCCGGTGCCTTCGGCAACCCTACGGAGCCGGAGACGCTGCTGCTGTACTGGACCAGGATGGAACGCCTGCATTACCCCGGCGCGGCAGAGACCCGTGCCGCACTGGAAAAACGCTTTACGGGTCAGGACGGGCGGAAGCCCGGGGAAGATGACGCTTTCATAAAAGGAGGAAGCAAGGCATGAAGGAAAAGAATTACGCAAACCAGATCAGGAACACCGGTACACAGGTGGTGAAGGCCGTGAACGGTACGCCCGCCAAAAAGACCGGACAGGTGAGAAATGGCAATCTGCGGGACGGAGGGAAGAAATGAACATCCGGAGAAAGGAAAAGGATACTGTGGAAAAGAAGCAGGAAAATCAGAACCGGCTTTCCGAAGAAGAACTGGTTCAGCGGCAGCTGGCGGAGATCCGGAAGGTCGATCCCGCGGTGAAGGATATGGGAGCACTGCTGGCTTCCGTGGATCCGGAGCAGTTCCGGGACTATGTGTATCGGGGTCTCAGCTTTGTGGAGGCCTTCTGGCTGTGCAGCCGGGAGAAGCTGACTAAGCAGCTTCGGGGTTTGGCACCTGCGGGCAAGGGTCATCTGACTGCTGTGACCCCTCAGGGCAGAGGCATGAGCAATGTGCCCGCCGAGGAACTGCGGCTCTATCGGGAGCTGCTGCCCGAACTGAATGACGCGGAGTTTCGCCGCCATTACCATGCGGATCGCTGCCGCATGGAGGATTGAGGAGGTAAAGAAAAATGGCAAGAGGTTTTATTCCCCACAGCATGGATGACGGGCGCGTTCCCGCCTTCGAATATCTGCCCTGCGGTGCGATCACACCCAAGATCGGCATGGCGCTGACCCAGTCCGGCGGCAATCTGGCCATTGCCACCGGCACCACCAAACCCACCTATATCTCCATGGTGGAAAAGGCTTCCGCCTGTACCGCCGGTGATCTGATCCCGGTGATCAAGGTGCAGCCGGACATGGTGTTCTATACCACCTGCTCCGCCGCCTTCACCGACCGGAAGAAGGGCGACAAGGTGACACTCCACGCCACCAGCGGTATGCAGGTTACTGCCACCACCACCTCCGGTGTGGCCACGGTGGTGGGGATGGACGGCACGGACTCCGGCAGCGGCGTCTATGTCCGTTTTGAATAAGCTGAAAGGAGCATAACACATGGCTAATATCACTTTTTCCGAGGCCAGCGGCCTCAACGGCAGCATTTTCGGCGCTTCCCAGAGTCCGATTCGCCTCTTTATCGAAAAGCGGGGCGAGATGTTCGAGCAGCAGAGCGTGCTGAAGGATCTGTTCCAGATCTCCAACTCCAACCATTACATGGAAAAGCTGACCAGCCTCACTGCCATGGAGGGTTTTCAGGCGGTAGGCGAGAACGGCGCTTATCCCATCGACGGTATGGAGGAGGGCTACGCCAAGACGCTGGAGCATATGACCTGGAAGGACAGCTTCTCCCTCAGCCGTGAGGTGATCGAGGACAGCAAGCTCATCGACCTGCGGCGCAAGCCTGCGGCCTTCGTCACCGCATACTACCGCACCCGCGAGAAGTTCGGCGCAGCCATTTACGGAAACGCCATTCAGGGAAATTCCAGCATGACCTACGGCGGCCGCAGCTTCGATCTGAAAGCCGCTGACGGTCAGAATCTGTTCTACGCCGCACATCCCGCCAAGGTCAGCGGCGGAACCCAGTGCAACCTGTTCTCCGACGCCTTCTCCGATGATGCGCTGGGGATGCTGGAGGTGAAAATGCAGAATTTCAGAGGTGACAACGGCGAAATCCTGGATGTGGCTCCCGATACCATCCTGATTCCCAATGTGCACAGCCTGAAAAAGGCAGTCTTTGCCGCCATCGGTGCGGACAAGGATCCGGACAGCGGCAACAATGGCTTCAACTACCACTTCGGCCGCTGGACCGTCATCTGCTGGAGCTATCTGAACCAGTTCATCGGCACCACCAATACCGCTCCCTGGGTGCTGCTGGACAGCCGCTACAATCAGGAGTACGGCGGCGCCGTGTGGCTGGATCGTGCCAAGCTGGAGGTGCGTTCCAGTCTGGACGAGAACACCGATGCCAATGTGTGGCGCGGCCGTGCCCGGTTCATTGCCGGTTTCCACGACTGGCGTTATGCGGCCTGTGCCGGTATCAGCGGCGCAACCGCGCTGTCCTGAGAAAACGCCGCCCCTCTCCGTTCTTCGGAGAGGGGCGGCAGAAAAGGAGAGAGACGATGACACTGGGAGAAATGCTGACGCTGGCGGATGGAATCGCACCCAACGCATATTCCGGCAGCGTCAAGACCCGCTGGCTCAACGAATGTGAAGGAATGGCCCAGATGGATGCGTTCCTGCTGCCGCCGGAAAAGCTTCGGCAGCACCGCTATCAGGAGACGATCCGGATTTCCGGCGTGTCCTTTCCCAACGGAGCCACCATGGTCTGCCCCGAGGCCCCCGGCTTTCTGGCAGGCGGGACGGTAAAGCTCAGCGGACTTGTGACCTATGACGGGAATGACAGCAGCAGTGCCCGCAGGATCTGTTCGGTCAGTGACGACGGAAAAACGCTGACCTTTTCGGAAGGCAGCTTCAGCGAAACCGGCAGTACCGGGGACAGCGGAGAGGCCGTGATTGCTTATGACGGCACCGGAGCGGCGCTGCTGATCGGCGCACCCCATGACCGGATCTACTGGCTGTATCTGACCGCCATGCTGCACTTTGCAGACGGTGAATTTGACCGGTATCAGAACTGCATGACACTGTTTAACACGGCTTACGGGGAATTTATCAGATGGGCGGCGCGGACTTACGAACCGGCGGCCCGGGAACAGGGAGGTTAACATGGCAATCAAATTTCTGGGTTATGTGGATAAGCCGGAGGAAATGCTGGGCGCAAAGCGGCGCTGTGTGTTCGGCTGCGACAGCTCTTCGGATGTAGCGAGCCTGCCCACCACGGCGGGCATGACGATTCCCGGCGGTACCTCGGCGGTACCGGCTCCGTGGAGCTATGCGCTGGTGAAGGGCGCAGGCGTGTATGTGATGGATAGCACCGGATCGTGGGGGAAGCTGAATGGGTAAGATGGATCTGAACCTGGCGCTGTATGCAGAGTGCGCTGCCGGAGTCAGCCAGCTAAAGGGAAATATTGCGAACAAAGCGGACAAGCCTACCGTCAAATCCACGATGGATTCCGTGGCAGTGGCGAACACAGAATACTACCTTGGTACGCAGACTGCTGTCGCAATCGTGCTTCCCGCTGAAGCAACGCAGGGACAGAAAATCAGTGTGGTTTTCTATTCCGGCGCAGCTGCAGCCACACTGTCCGTAACCGGCACTACCATCGGATCTATCCCCACTCCTGGGGTCAATCAGAGGGTAGAACTTCATCTTTTGTGGGACGGCACTTACTGGGCAATCGTGTCGAACACATTGGCGGTGAGCGCATGAACCGGCGAAGAGCGTTAATCGGTGGGAGCAGGCTGCCAAGCGAGTACCAGGAGGTTGAGTGGATCGGCGCAAGTTCACAGGGGCCTTATCTGCGCATAGGCACGCGTTTTTCATTTAATACAGGTAAGCTTGAGTGCGAAATGCAAGTGCCTACGGCGCCATTTGTATCAAACTCCAAATGGTTTGGCAGCGCAGATAAGACAGGATATAACCTGAAGTTAAATGTTAATGCCATTTTTAACCCGAATCCAACTGGAGCGATGCTTTATTATGGTGCTAATACTTACAATGTGGGTTCCATTAACCCCTTAAAGCTGGGATATGACATTTGGGCAAAACTCACCATAGACCATGCGAGTATCAGGGTAGGCGAGAGAGTAATAAAGACAGTTACTCCCCCGGGCGGCACAACGGATGATTTGTATATTTTCGCCGGTGGCTTTGATAATTTTGCGCTTTCAATCTATATCGTCAAATCATTTCGCGTTTATGAAAATAATATTATCACGTGTGATTTAGTGCCGTGCTATCGAAAATCAGATCATGTTATAGGCATGTATGACCTTGCTGCAAACACATTCTACACGAACGTTGGAACGGGCACATTTACGAAAGGAGCAAATGTATGACTTACTGTAAAATTACGACAGAAGGCCAGGCAATGGTAATGCCTAACCCATATCGAATGACCATTGCAAACCCAAACGATGCCAAGAAAGCGTTGATTGCCCAGTTGGATAATTGGTTGGAGATGATGTACACCGAGCTTCCCGCCTATGACCCCGAAACGCAGTATGTGACCGACTGCTGGGTCGAAGAGAACGGCAGAGCGGTTCAGCATTGGGTGGTTCATTCTATCGAATCCGAAGCGTGAGCAGGAAACGGATAGGGATATAGCGGAGGGTGATAGCATGAGCTTGGAAAAGGTACTGGATGCCGCGTCCACGCAGGTGGGATATTCGGAATCACCTGCCAATTCCAATCGGACGAAGTACGGTGCAGCCTACGGACTGGACGGACAGCCGTGGTGCGTGATGTTCCTCTGGTGGGTATTCCGCACCGCAGGGGAACAGGAGGCTTTTTACGGCGGAGGAAAGACCGCTTCCTGCGGGGCGCTGCTTCGGTATTACCGGGAGCAGGGGCTGACGGTTGCGGCAGCCGGGGTCCGGCCCGGAGATATCCTGATCCTGAATTTTCATGGAACACAGGATACGGAACACTGTGGCCTGGTGGAATCCGTGACAGAGGGCAGGATTTGCACCATTGAGGGCAACACCTCCGCCTCCTGCAGTCAGGCCAACGGCGGTGCGGTGCAGCGAAAGACCCGGGTTCCGGCGCAGATCGTGGGCGTATGCAGACCCCGATACCGCGCAGCGGCATCGGATTATGCCGGGCATTGGGCAGAGGCAGCCATCGACAGATGCAGAGAACTGGGACTGATGCAGGGCGACCCGGACGGGAAGTTTCGACCGAATGACCCGGTGACCCGGGCGGAGCTGGCTGCGGTTCTGATGAGACAGGAGGATAAATGAGAGATTGGATGACACGTGCCCTGAAAACATTTGTGCAGGCATTTCTGGGCGTTCTGGTTCCGGAACTGATCCTGCTGCTGCAGCAGGGATTCCCGGATAACTGGGGGCGGCTCTGGGCATACCTCAGTCCGGTAACGGCAGCGGCAACGGCTGCGGCCATCAGCGCGGCGTGGAACATGGCGCTGGAGCATCGGAAGGAGGCGTAGAACCGATGGACTGGATTGCGTCCATTGTGGTGGGCGTGCTGGCCATGACGGGAACACTGGGCGGGGCCTATCTGGCCAACCGGAAGGCCTCTGCTCTGATCGCCTACCGTCTGGAAGCACTGGAAAAAAAGGTGGACAAGCATAATTCGGTGGTGGAGCGCACCTATGCACTGGAACGGCGTGCGGATGTATTCGCCGAACAGATCAAGGTGGCAAATCACCGTATCGGAGACCTGGAACAGGATCCGAACCGCTAGTCCGGGAAAGGAAGGAACATGGCAGAATTTTCGGATCTGCTGGAAAGCTGGGCGGCTGAACCCACCGGCCAGAAAAGCACCGGGGAACGGCTGACGGCGCTGGAAAACCATATGTTTCTCCTGCTGGAGGAACTGCGCTATCTGCTGCGGAATCTGGGGCAGGAGAATTTTAACAGCGAAGCCCTCACATCCCTGCAGACACAGCTGAGGGAGGAAACCGGGAAACAGTATGGTCTGGACAGCAGTTTTGACGGGGAGAGTCTGGTCAGCCGGATCTCGGATGCAGAGGGCGGCATTTCCACGCTGGAACAGACGGTGGGCGGCCTGACACTGGAAGAAGCAACCCTGAAGCTGCAGAACGAGGGACTGAACGGAGAGGAAAACCGGGAGGTCGTCCTCCGGCTTACGGACGATGTAGTGCTTACCGTGACAGCGGCAGATGCCGGAATCGTTGCTACGACACCCGCGGAAGCGGCACAAGCGGCGATGGCGTATGGCCGCAGCGGTACGCTGTTTGAAAACTGGAAATGCTACAAGCAGTGCAAAAAGACCGCTGTCGATGCCGAAGCGGCCTCAGAAACGAATTTCAACGAAGAAAATGTCCGCCTTTTGATTTCTCAGGCGGCAGCGCAGGTTAATGCCAAGACGGCCGAGGCCGCCTACAAGGTTACGGATACGCAGATTGAAATTACAAAAGGGGCCCGCGGCGTCCTGATCGATGAGGAAGAGCTGTACAGCGTGGTTCACGATGCTTTCCTCTCCGGTACCTACGGCGAACTGGAGTACACGCTGGATACCACCGATCCGAAAGAGATCGATCTGGCTGCGATCCATAAAACCGTAACGACAGAAGTAAAGGACAGCTCATACGATCCCACCACCGGAGAAGGAACGGAGTCTATCCGCGGTGTGACCTTTGACCTGAATACGGCGAAGAACCTTCTCAAGAATGCCAAGGACGGAGAGACGATCCGTGTTCCGCTTCAGATCGTGGAGCCTGAGGTTTCCAAGGAGCAGTTGGACGCCATGCTGTTTCGGGATGTTCTGGGCGAAAAGATGACGACATTGTATTCCAGCTCCTCTAACCGTCTGAATAATGTGACTCTGGCTTCTAATGCGTATAACGGTACTGTGCTGCAGCCGGGCGATGTGTTCTCCTTTAACGGAATCGTGGGGGAGCGCACGGCGGCAAAGGGGTACAAGGCGGCTGCCGCCTATGTGGGCGGCCAGACTGTGGATCAGCTCGGCGGCGGAATCTGTCAGAGCGCTTCCACCCTGTATTATTGTGCATTGATGGCTGATATGGAGATCGTGGATCGCTCCAACCACATGTACGGTGTGTCCTATTTGCCGCTCGGCACCGATGCTACCGTTGACTGGGGTAATATCGACTTTAAGTTCCGCAACAACTCGGAATATCCGGTTCGTATCGAGGCTTACGTTTCCAACGCGGAGCTGTATGTCAAAATAATCGGCACCAATGTGGACGGCGGTTATATTAAGCTTACCAGCTCAACCTACAGCTCTACCCCTTATGAGACCAAGGAAGAGGTCAAAGACGATATGAAGCCCGGGGAAAAGGAGCTGAAATGCTCCGGCTATACCGGCTATAAGGCAGAGGCCTTCAAGAATTATTACGATAAGGACGGCAATTTTATTAAGAGTGTTGGCCTTGGTACAGATACCTATCGCGTCCGCGATGAGGTGTATTATGTAGGACCAAAGGAGGAATCCAGCGAACAGTCGTCCGAGCAGTCCTCGGAACAGTCTTCGGAACAAAGCTCCGAGCAGTCCTCGGAACAGTCCTCTGAGCAATCCATTGACGAGCCCGAGGTAACCGAATAAACCAAAAGCTCCCAACCGGTTCAGTCGGTTGGGAGCTTTTTGAATCGTTTCCTTATTTTGCGAGGCGAACCTTGGTGATGCCGGAGAAGGCGGCAGGATAGGTTTCCAAAACGGTTCCGTCATAATGGATTTCATACATGCTGCCGATTTCGGGGGTAGAGCCGTCGGTAACGCTTGTCAGGGCGACATCAAAGACAGCGGCAGATAGTAGCACATCGGAGCCGTCAATCGGGGTGACAAGCATGGAGGTTTCGTTGACTTCCGTCACGATTACGGTCACAACGGCGCCCTTTCCGCAGGCGGCAAGAGCCAAAAGAAGTGTCAGGC